TGGGCTCACAATGTTCTTTACAGTCAGGACAAATGTCAGAGTCATCATGCATTACTGCTCCACAGCAATTACTAAGCATGTCGTATCCGTAACCATCATCTACTGGGTTACTCAGTTTCCATTGATCGTAATTCATAATTTTTATTTAATTGATTAATCGAATTTATCTCTATTTTCTTGTGCTTTTTTAAACCTCCTATCTAACTCTGCACTTAGTATTTTACGAATAGTAGTTTCATCTGTATTAAATTTTTCAATCATGTATTTATACCCATTAGCAGATGGATTGTCAAAATAGTATGTAATTACTTTATTAGCTAATATTTTTCTTCCTCTTGGGGTTCTAATACGTCTTTTCTTTCTTTTTTTCATAATTGTTTAATTAATTCAACTACTTCGTCTACTTGCTTTTTATTTCTTGGCATAAATAGCACATAGTGATGATTGTTATCTTTAAGATGTTTTTTAAATAGTTTCCACCTTAACGGAAAAGATTCATTTGCGTATCCTTTTGTTTCAATAATAAATTTACCATTTGGATCTACAAAGTCAGGTGTATATGTAATAGGTCTAATTTTACTACCTTTATTATATAATTTTTTCTGAGTACCTTCATAACAAGCTAAAGGATAAACCATAGCAGGAAATATAGTAAAAGTATTTTCTTCATATTCTACTAAAATTTCAGCTTCTTCTAATTGTTTGTAGCAATATAGCTCAAGATTAGATTTAAACTCTTTTCCATCATATACACTTTGTTTAGCATTTTTAACTTTAGATCTACCTTTTCGTCTAGCATATTTCTTTTTCATAATTCATTATATTAGTCTGTAAATACCCCTCTAAACCTCTATTTTTATTCCATATATATGCTTGTCCACAGCGTAGCGTTCCTACGTAACCTTGTGTTTTGTGCCAAGTGTCATTAGCACATATACTAGGAATAAACCTAACTTTAGTACCCATATATTCATTAAGCATTTCTTTATGCTTATGTCCACAATGTACCTCTCTAACTTTACATCTACTCCACATATCAGGTTGCTCAGTGGCAATCAATAGTGGAAGCTCTTGAGGTTTTTCTTTATCACCATGTGTAAACATAATCATATTTATACCATATTCATAATACTTACGTGAGTCTAAACTATTATCTACAGTTACATTTTTATTGTTATGATATAAAGCATCTAATACTTCACCAACATAAAACATACGCTCAAAGTCATGGTTACCTTGTACAACTACTACATCTACAGGAGCAAATTGTGATAAATACTCAATTGCTTTTGTAACTAAATGCCAATATCCTCTAAAAGATTGACGCCAACGCATACTATCTTGTTGAGGTGTACCTTTAGTTGTAGCTCGGCTCATACCTTCTGAATTAAGTCCATCATTACCTACAGGTAAAAGAAACCTTTCAATTTCTAAACCGTCCGCTTTTCTATGCAAATCTTGAATAGCAGTTAAATAATGTCTTTCTAGCGCTTCTGGGCTTTCATCAGTAATTTTTCCATAATGTATATCTGGTAAAGATATTTCATAACAAATAGGATCTTTTGGTTTTTTATACTTAAGCTTTGGAACTTTATGAGAACGTTTTTTTATATAGTTTAATAATTCATCTTTAACTTGAGGTTGTTCATGCCATTGATTATGAGTCACTATACTATATCTCTGTTCTCCCATCATGTTTTGCCAAAACTTAACAGACTTTACATCTGCCATAGTCAAACCATTATCTAATAAATGTTTTTGAAAAGATTGGCTTGTAGTAAGTTGATGTCCATTATCATTATTCATTCTTTCTTGGACCCACTCTTCTGAAGTTACAAGTTTTTTACAGTCTCTAATAATAGCTATATCAACTCCCCATTTATCTGCTAACCATTGTGCTCCTTTCTTTAAAAATCCTTTACGTGTTCTAAATTTTTCAATAATTTCATCTCTTGTCATTTTAATATATTTTTAAGTTCGTTAAAATTACCTGTCTTATTAATTAGATCAGAAGGGTCTTTAGATCCAAGTTTAGACGGTAAACAAATATTTTTGAACTCATATAAATCACAAATTTTATTAGCCATTTTTTGGCCTGGATTACTTTCTTTATTAAAATCATTATCGTATAAAACTTCTATTGTTTTAAATCTTTGTTTTAGCTCACTTATCAATTTTTCATTAGGTATTTGCATCTCACTTTGCATAGCAATCGAATGATAGCCTGCAGCGTATAGACACATAATATCTTTAAGAGAAGAAGTAAATATTAGTCTCTCACCTTTATTCGGGAGTTGGTTATAGCCTTGTACATCTGTTTTTCTTGTGTTGCTTAACCACTTATTTTTCTCTTCGTAAGGAGAATAGATTTTATATCGATTTTTGAATTTAAAAGCGTAAGTTATTGATTTACAAGTAAATCTGTTATTGTTCACCCAGTAGTGACTTATTGGTTCAACCGCAAACTTAGTTAATATTTGTTTACTAACCAAATATTTGCGCCAAAATTTAGCATCTTCAGAATTCCACAGTCGACCTTTTTTTTGAATTATAGTTTGTTTTTCAATAAATTTAGGTTGATTGTGAGTTATTCCAAGATACCCCATAGTAAATAATTGTTCCGATTTTTTAGAACTTAAATTTAAATTAAAATCACAGTCAATGATTCTTAAAGCATCTACAAATGACACATTATATTTAAATTGTACATAACTAAAACAATTAAAAGTATGATCAGGATAGCCAAAGTCTTTATATAATAAATTACCACTCCACATAATAATCGAAGCAGAAGGTGTATTATCTTCTCGTAATTCACTACAAAACTTTTTATGCAGCTCTTTAAAGTTAGAACAGTAATACATAAAAATGTCATACTCAGTAATTTTACTAAGTATGACATCAGTATGTAAATGGTCGTTACTATTCCTAGACCTTATCATTAGAATGGTAAGTCTTCAGATGTTGCTGCAGCTACAGGTTCTGTAGTCCAATCATCTTCTTCTTTAATAGTATCAGGACTAACTAGTGTAGTTGTTGCTACATGTGTACCCCACTTAAGATCTGTATTAAAATCAGCGTTAAATGAACCGTAATCATCATTAAGCGCTTTTACAAATAAGTCATCACGTTGAGGTTTTACTCTACCAAAGTATTTAGTATATACTTGTTGATACTTATCATCTTTTACACCTATAAGAACTCTAGCTTCATTACTTTGAAGTTGTGATGCTAAATTTCTAATCTCTGATACATTACCAGTAACTATTTCAGACATAGAGTCAAAATAAACTTCGTCTCCAGATGCTACATTAGCCCAAGCTTTAACAAAATTAATAAGAGTTTCTTCTCCTGTGTAAGCTTTTCTTTGACCTTCTTTTTTCCACCACTCGTAAGTTGGCTCTTCTTCAGACCAAGTAGACTGACCAATTGAATTCATCCATTGATTTTTACCAGCTTGAGATACTCTATGCTTATTTTGCATTAATATTTCTAATTTAAAGTTACCGTCTGAATTAGCTAGCCAAAATACAACTTTATTATATTCTTCACCGCTAAATTCTACTTTATAATTAGGTTCTTGTTTAACGTTAATGTCTAGTTTATGTAGCTCAGCCATTGTTGGATTTACTGCTATAACTCTTACATTAGTTAAACCTGAGTAGGTTTTAATTCCACCTACAACTTCTTCTGTACTTGCATTACTTTGTATTGCCATAATTTTATTTATTTTTAATTATTAATTGGTTTATAATTCGAACGTATCATCGTCCATTTCTAGTTCATCTTCTTGTTCATTTTCATCTTCAGATTGTAAAGCTTTCAACTCATTTACTAAATCTTCATGATATTCCGTATCACCTACAGTTTCTGTCGGACTCAGCATATCTACAATAGCTGCTTCTGCTTCTTGTAACTCTTCTTTAGCCTCTTCTATTGTTTCAATAGCTTCGTCTATAGCATCTTCTAAAGTTATTTGATTAGGATCTGTAACAACATTATCTTCTATTTCTGGATTTACTATTTCTTGCCCGTCTGGCGTCATAGTCACATCATCTATAAAGCTAAAAGATAAAGCTTTTTTTCTACTAGGTCTTCTACCTTTAAGAAATGGATGCTTAAACATCTCATCTACCTCCCACGGTTTAATACCATATTTAACTGCCATTTCTGACTTACTAATACCGTCTTTAAGATCTTGGTCGATCATAGAAACAGTAATCTTTTCAGGAGTTTCACCTGGTGTCACTTGTTTTTTCATTTCAATCATTTTTTTAAGTTTAATTAATCTATAAATATTTCTGACCAATTCATAGGCATGGCCTTACCCTTTAAATGTGCACATCTACTACCTGCAGTTATATCTTCCATAGAGTCAAAAGAAATCATAGTTTCTTCTCCTTCTCTATATATATAACCAACAGCATCAGCATTAGCGCAGGTGATCTGCTTAATTTTACCAGTTAAATCAAGGTCCTTTACAGCAACCTCTTTACCTTTCTTCTCAAGCATTTTATCCTTAAGGTGGCCAACTAAGATAATGTGATCTGCTAGTTTATTCAATTTATCTATCCATTCTTTGTAGGCCATTCTTAAATATAAATAGCCAGCGCCATTTGGCAATGATAGTACTGATGCACCAGGATTCTTTTGATCAAAGTTTTTACCCATCGGAGTTTTCATATATATCTGTTTAGCATAAGATTCGCACCATTCTTCTAATTTAGATATAGTGTCAATTGCTATGTATTTGTAAGGTCTTCCCTCTTTCATAATAGCAGAGCCAACAGTTTGTAGTTCTTTTAAGCTGTTGACTTTTACTTTCAAAGCATCAACCATGTCTGAACCATTTTCTAAGTCAATGATTAAACAATCATCTAACTCTGATAATACAGTAGTCTTACCTATTTTAGGGGGACCATAAATTATCATATTCTTAGGCGATTTACGGGACGCCTTAACCTTTGCTTTAGGTAATTCCATATTATTTGCTTTTAAGATATTCTTTAACTCTGCTTTCACTTCTATCAAGTACTTCTGCAATATTTTTTACAGACATGCGTTTACTTTTTAGTTTTCTAGCAATTTTAGCCATTTTAATTACTGTTACAGATTTTAAATCTGTCCATTGTTTTGTTTTACTATTCCAATTCATGTTATTCAGGTTTTTCGTACCATATACCATAGACTTTACATCCATGATGTGTAGTACACATTAATACTCGTTTCTTTTCTTTAAGTTGCTCACCCTTTTTAATTGGCTGATACTTTGGATTTTTGCTGTTTAGCTTTCTCTTTTTTGTCATATTCTTTTAAATTTTTCATAATATTATTTTTACTGTAATGATGTGAATATATAGCATTCCAAGTAGCAAACACACCCATAACTACTAACACAAGAATTATTGTTATTTCTTCCATTTCTTTTTTATATTTTTATTAATATTAATTTCCATTTGTGAAGCCGCATACATACCAGTTACTAAACCAGCAATATATATAGCTATAGCTGCTACTATTTCCATAATTTTTAATTTAATTATACTAAGGTTATTTTATTTTGATTCTTTCGTTGATAGTAAATGTAGACATTTCTGCCTCATATGGTATCATACCTAATAAACCATCTCTGTTCTTTTCTACATGACAAGCTAATAGTTTAACAGGATCTTCATTGCAATATAAATCTGTAATACCATATAAATCGTGTGGTCGTTGTAACATCATAACAACATGTGCATCTTGACCAATACTGTCACCACCAAACAAATCTGTTAGTAATGGTTGATACTGTGCTTTAGCACGATGTTCTTGTTCTATGTTACGGTTTAACTGAGATAATAATATATTTATAGTACCCATTTTAGCTTGTAGCCACATACAACCTTTAGATACATCATTAAGTTTTTGTAACTCTTGATCTCTATTACTAAGTATAAGACGTGAATGGTCAAACACATTAATAACTGTAGATTGTGGGTGTTTATTACAAATATCTACATTTGCTTGTTTAATAAACTCCATATTTCTAGGTACATTATTAAAATACATAGGGTATTTATTATATTTAATAACTTCATCTCTGTATCTTATATAATCATTATCTGTAAGTTTTCTTTGCACTGATAATAATTCACTTACTTGTTTGTTTGCACCTTTTGCACCAGCCCTCAATATTTGTTGATAGCCTGGCATCTCAAAACTCCAATACAATACAATTAAATTTTTCTCTTCATTGTTATCCAGTATGTCAAAGATCATTTGATTACTAAAAGCTGATTTACCTACACCTGGTCGTCCTGCAATTACATACATTTTACCAGGTTGTAAACCACCTAATAGATTTTTATTTAGTCTAGCCCATCTAGTGGGATATACTCTTCTGTTACCAAGCATTGCTGTTTTAACCTCATTAAGAGAAGTTGTTACAGACTGCTTAATACTTTTAAATCCGTTAGTTTTAAAGGGATCTGGTGATCCTAGTTCGTGTGGTATCTTTTGTGTCATTTTCATCTAAGTTTTCATACTTTTCCCAAGTATGGTTATTAATCCAAGTTTCTAAGTTTTGTAAATATGCAAGACTTTCATGTTCAACTTTAAGCTGTGTGTGTAAACAATTCATAATATGTTTATGTTTGTACGGCTTATTATCAACAATTTTTTTATATCTTCTCTTGTTCTTTTCATTAGCCTTAGCGTCAGGATCTTTAGCATGAAGTATTCTAACACCTCTGCTCGCAGTAAAAACTTTCATAGGATAAGTACTAACAAGCTCAGCAAACATACTGTCAAAATTAGAAGAAAATAAATCTATAAATTCTTGTCTAATTATATGATTTTCAGGTGTTTGTCCGAGCTTAATGTAGTTTTTCTTTTCTAGTTTTTCTAAATTTGGTTTAAGATTAAGTTGTTTTAAATAATTAAATCCTTTTCTATAAACTATGTAAAGATAGAGATATTCATCTGCACTCAAGTGAGTAGCTCTCAGTAGTTCAAAATCAATCTCTATCTTCATAGTATAAAAAATTTAATTATAGTTAAACAAAATGACATTGCAAATATACAAGTTTTTATCATATATACAAACTTATTTAATTATTTTTTATAGCCAATTTATATGACTTAAATTCTTAACTGAATTTTTAAGCCATTTCTCTTCTTGACTATCCTTTACATATAATATATATACACTACCAATTTTACCTTCTTGGTATCTAATAAGTCTACCTATTCTTTGTATCATAGATAGAGATTTTGAGGTAAGACCACAGATTATACCCATATTAGCATTAGGTATATCTAAACCTTGATTCAAAGCTTTTGTTGAGCATAATATATTGATAGTATCATCTCTAAACTGTTGTAATGCAGATTCTTTCTGCTTTTTTGTCTTACCACTATGATAAGATACAGCTAAAGGATGTACAGATTTACATAACTGATCAGTAAAATTGTTGGCACCGCTAAATACAAGTATTTTATTATTTATATTGTCACTTACCAACTTTTTAAATGCAGCTATTTTATTCTCTGCAAAATCTACTATTGCTTTACGTTCTCTAATAGCTTGATAAAATTGTGCAGCTACTCTTTTATCTTCTGGATGAGAGTGAGAATCACTTAATATAGATTTAGCATTATTAAATGCATCATATTGACCTAAAGCATATTTACATCTAACAAATTTATTATTTATACTTTTGTAATCATCTCTTTCTGATTTAGTTAGAGTAATTGGTACACAATATATCTCATAAGGAGACACAATACCTAGTCTAACACATTTATCTAATGTTATAGAATATGAAGTAGGAGCTAGTTTATGTAATAATTGTCTATACTCTTCCTCTTCAGGTAATGTAGCAGTCATACATAATAATTTATCATAGGTATTATTATCAAAGAATTTTCTATACTCTGAACTTAAACCTAAATGTATCTCATCACATACTACAATACTATAATGATTACCTACAAGTTTATATGCACTTTGATAACAAATTATTTCTACATTACTACTATCTACATTCCATTTATCAAATTCTTTACGAAATTGATCTTGCAATTGTATAGTAGGAACTAGAACTAGTGCGTTATCTCCATATTTTAAAGCATGTTCTATAGCTAGTACACCACATCTTGATTTACCAAAACCTGTGCCTGCTATAATACTACCAATAAATTTATTAGCAGCCCAACTATTAAGAGCTTTCTTTTGCTCAATAGTTTTGTTTTTATTACTTGTCTTCATCTTTATTAATGTTTTCATATCTAGTTTCTATATTTTTATCACGAGGGTCAAAGTCTAAGACATGTTTTTCTACCTCAACTTGTCCACTATAATTAAACCATTCATTCATTTCTATGTAATTGGCTTTTTGTCTAGCTTCCCAGTCTTGCACATCTATACACTCTCTTATAAAGTGATTAATTAATTCTTTATCCATATTATTATTATTTTTCCCAACATTTACTGACTGTTACTTCAGCTTTTAGTAGGCCATTAGTTACTATTTCATTAGCAGCCATTTCCATTAATATTTTCATATCTCCTGTCCATGTTTCTAAATAATCATTCCTACATATAGTATCTATTTGATCATGTACAGTCATAACTAACTTAATTGGTGCATCATGTTCATTAATATAATCTCTCATACTAACTAAAGCACGTTTAGTCATATCAGCACTAGCTCCTTGTATAGGTGTGTTTTTACTAGCACGTTCAATACTACCAAGTTCCATTATAGATGATTTGTTATCCCATATTCTAGGATACCAATTATTAAACCATCTACGTCTACTATAAGGTGGAAATGTTTTAATATATCCATACTTTTTACCAAAGTTACCTAGTTTATCTAGAAATCCTTTGATTGACGGAAATGCTTTAAAGTACTTATCAATAAGAGCTTTAGCGGCTTCGACATTAATGTTGAGAGTATCAGCAAGTTTATTCGGGCCCATACCATAAGCAAGGCCAAAGTTAATTGTCTTAACATTTGTTCTCAATTTTTTATGTGATGAACAATTGCATTTTTGTTTATTTTTAAAATAAGCACAATTATCTTCACCACTGGTTAACCACTGATCACCATATACTAACTCAGCACAAGTTGAATGTAAGTCTTGACCACTCTGTAGCGCCTGTATCCAGACTGGGTCTTTCGAGCCAAAAGCGATGACATTCAATTCTTGGCTAGAATAGTCAGCACTTACAAATGACCAACCTGATGGTGCAGTAAAACAATTTCTATAAACATTATCTGCAGGTATTTGCTGCATATTAGGTTTAGAAGAGCTTATCCGCCCTGTGTCTAGTATTTGGTGAAAACTGGTATGAATTTTATTATCTCCTTTTAAATTATCAAGAAACTTATGACCATATGATGTACATAGTTTCATAGCTTCTTTGTAT